TTCCATTAGATCTGTTTAAATGATGAACCCTTACAAGTTCCCCGTTAAGAAACCAAACCTTTTTGTTACCTGGTATTACAGGTGACTCATTGTATTTTTCGCTCTCAATTGTTCCTTTTTTAGTAGCCATCGGCCCTCCTGAGAATTGCTTGGTGGATGAAAAAATTTTCTTGACCCACAAAGAATGCAATATAGTTCTAAGTTATTTATTTCTGTATACTGTCTATCTATAAACATTCTTCCATTACATTTTATACATTTGATCACGAGGTAGGTTTTCCAACCGCTATGATATTAATTCCTACTGGAGTCTCTCCCCCAACATTAAACCTAACAAATCCTTCAACTTTTGACGTTGTTATACTATTAATTGTAACTGTTACACCTTTCCCTGAATCTGTGATGTCTTTATTATATGGTGTGGCTGTTACAATTGGAGGATATGCAAACTGTTTTTTAAAGTCGTGAGACCAGGAAAGAGAAGTTCCTGCTGGTTGAAGTGATGATGGTGTTACTGTTGTAAAAGCCGCTTCAATTTGGGCCTCAGAAGTTTTCATTGCTTGTGGACCTTCTGGTCCTTTGGTGTACACCCCAACATAACCTTTCCTAGACTCGCTGCCTAACTGATTGTATAAATCATTAACAGATTTAACAATCTCATATATATAGGTTACATCTAAAGGTTGTCCACGCTCTGGAACAGGTAATATTGCCATAATCTAATTATACCAGACTCAGGGTTCCCGAATAGACTTCTAAGTGGTTTGTTCTTACATTGTTCTCATCATATACATCTTCAAGTTTTGGATTTGTCGAAGATATCTGAACAACCACCCTAACAGACTGTGTTCCATTTTTTAAAAAAGAATAACTATTTGACCCAGTTGAATCTTTATATGTTGGAACTGCTCCATCAAAGCCCACAAAGATATCATATACTATTGCTATTGATGCCTGGCCAGTTGTCCAATTTACCAAGATAGTATTGCCAACCTTATTTATGTCCCCTGGCCCAGTGACTACAACATCAGATCCAGTAATAAATATTTTTGAGTAAGCAGACTTTCTATTTTTATCTTCTGATACAATTCTAAATCTAACAACTCTAGAATTTGAAGAAGTTACTTTTCCAAGAGATTCTTTTTTGATAACAACATTTTTAATTCCTTTATCTGCCACGGCTAAACCCCCAAAGAGAATCTAAATTCAATGTAGTTTGTTGTGTTTGGTGCTTTTACGATTGGCTTTGACCCAACTGTTCTTATTACAGAATATCCTGTAAGCCCATACAAAGAGTTTGTAGATGTGATGTTTTCTAATCTTAATCCATCCAAACAAACATAGAACTGATCTGATGGAACTCCTGCCTCACTTACACAGGAATATATTTTTGCTACAGTGACTTCTCTCCAGTCAAAGTTGTCCGTCTTGTTTAAATCTTTTAATGCTTTCTTTACAATTAAATACCTGTTTGTTGAAAGATCTCTTTCGTCTAATGAAGTTCCAGCAGTATAGCCAAGGTCATCGATGTCTACCTCAAATCTAGCATACTCTTGGGGAGTGTCTGACCCTGTGTAAGAAAATTCTAAGATAATCTTAACATTGTCTGGAACACTTGCAGGAACTAGATCTGTTCCAGGAACTTTATTTATAACAGAAAATGCCAGTCTTAGTTCATCAAGTGGGCTATTTTTTGTAAAATCTACAGTTGTTTCGTTAAGCCTAATATATTTTGATCCAAGACCTATGTCTAATTTTCCTGAAACATTTCTTGTGAGTGTAGAATCGTTTCCAACCATAACAATTATATTATTTAAAAACCTACATCTTTCATTTCTTGCTACTCTGATTGGATTTGTACATTGTATCTTTGGCTGGTTCCTGGAACAAATACGTTAATAATTCCATTATCATCCACTTCGTCTAACGGACCAGGCTTTGGGGGTATTGCGATAGCAGGAGACCCAAAAGGCTGGTATAGCCAGTTGTCTGTGTCTGTAAAAGAATAAACACTTCTGCTATCAAAAGATCCAGCAACTGGGTTTGATGCAGCAGAAAAAATTCCAATCTCTGTTATTTCATATCTTTCTTCTGTTGGTAATTCTGCTGTTAGGACTACCTTATCTATACCGTTTTCTTTTACGAAGCCTCTGGAAATAATAGGCACACGGAACATCTCAAAATCTAAAGAGTTCTTTAGGCTATAGTCTCCAAAGTTGCCGTCAGAAGCCAGCGGTGATGCCCCACAGCCCACAGCAATGTGGGAGGCATATGATTGGGTCTGCCCAACAAGATACTTGGCTAAAAGATTTTTGCCTATATTAGTTATCATTAATTTCCTCCATTATGTATTGTATCACTAAAAACATCTCCACTATTCAATATCTGAACCTCTAACTGCTCATCCCTACTGATGTTAATTAGATTAATAATCAAGTCACCCGTTATTGGATCAATGTATACTGCCTTGCAGTTTGGTGTTTTTGTCCACTTGGTTTTATCTGTTTCGTTTAAATTGTTAACAGGAGGGCTTATGTCATACCCAGTACCGCACTCAGGAAGCCTGTCAAAAATAGAAAAAGACAAAGATTTAAAATAAGAATCAGACGACTGAAGACTTATAATGTTGTTTGGATTGTATTGTAAATATAGATCTGTTAGATTTTTAATTGGAGAATAGTTAACTTTTTGTCCATTTACCAAGTCATGTCTTGATATTGTCGCCAGTTCATAACCACCGATATCTTCAAATATTAAATCTGTCATTGTTTCATAGGCCAAAAGTTCGTCTCCAAAAATAAGTAAATCTGGAGTTGCAATTTTTACTGAAGTGCTATCTATTTTTATTTTAGAATCTGGTAGTGCTGCTGCTGAGTCAGTAGAAGAGCCTGTGTTAATTTTGTCTGTCATTATATTACCTCACTTAAAAACAATGTCATATCTGGTCCGTTTGAACTTCTTGAAAAATCAATGTTGTATACTACAAATCTATTTTGTGGATTTGAGGCCATGCTTATATCATTTTCTACATAGTCTAAAGTAACTATGTCTCCAAGTTGAATAGTTGGAATTGAAAATATTTTAACTCCTAAAGACTTTCTAGGCTTTGATGTTTTTTCAACTATCCACCTCATAAGACCTGTTGCTTCGTCTTGTGACTGAATGTACTGAGTGTCTATAGAAAAATCTTTTTTCCCGTATGTCATTCTGCTAAGTTTAATATCTTGATAGTCTTGTTTAAATTTAAAAGGATTAGAAATTAGTTTATCTGACACAAACTGTGGATTTGATTCAAGACTATTTTTATTAAAATAATCATCAACTGTTAGTTTGTTGCTAGACTGTTGTGTAAAAGTAATGCCCTGAATTCTTAAATAGTTTCCACTTGTTTCGTCTAAGTTAAGTTGTGTGTCTGTTGCGTTAAATATTAAAAACTCTGCTCCGTAAGATCCTGCTTTAAATCCAGACACAACATATCCTTTTATATTATTAAATGTTGGGGAAATCTTTGCAGTTAAGGCTGGATATGCTTTATCATATTTAAAATTAAATGATGCTGCCTCCCTCATAATACTACCAAACTCTTCAAAATAGATGTTATATTTTGGAGGCTCTGAAGAACCTATTCCAGAAAGATATGTACTTTGTACTAAACCGCTCATTGCATATTTTCTAAATGATTCTCCTGCAGTTATTTCGCTGCTTCCAAAAACTGAATTTGCTGGGGCACCTGTAGAAAATGTTGTATTCTGAGAATAGTTGCCAGACAATGCATAAACATTTTCAAACATTGCTCTGGCAGATCCCCTTGTAAATAATGCAATATTGGAATATGCTGGAAGTGGATCTGGATCATCAACAGTCTTTATCATTTTTCCATTTATATATAAATAAAACCTATACTGTTGGATTTTCTTCTGCAAACATTCTAGACTGTCCAGTGAATCTTCCATCATCTACAAGAATATTCGCAAGTCCATCATACAGAGTAACTGGTACAGCCTCACCACCATTTGATTTTATCTTATAAAAAAATACGTTACTTACTGACAGCAAGTCATCTGACGATAATTTTTCTAAGCCAAGTGCTGCTATTTCAAAATAGTATCCCACATTTGTAGATGTGTTTAACATTACTGCTAGTCCAGCAGAACCTCCAGATACACTTACATCCTTATCTGGTGTAGAACCATTCACAACAAAATAGTTACTGGATCCGTTTGCAGTTTGACCTGAGCCTTTTCCTACTTCTATTTTTCCAATAATTCTTAGTCGTGTTCCAAAGTGTTTGTATTTCTTTTCTGGAAAAGATTTAGAAACATAAGATATAAAATTTCTTGGCTTTTCTTTTGTTGTGAAGTTGGGCCCTGTTAAAGAAAGAGCGGAAGACTGTATTGATCCTGGATGTGGTTGTGTTCCTGTTGTAATTTCTCCACTCATAACTGTTGACATAAAGTTTTTGATTAGGCCCGTCCTGGAAGAAGTTCTTGCTAAAGCATCAGAAGATATTCCTGTATCTGTTACTTTGCCTGCAGAATCTAAGGTTGTTGCTGGGACAGGAGTCTTTTTTGCAAATAAGTATTCTGCTGACATGTAACAGCCCCTAACATTGTCATCAGATTTCCAATAATCAGATACGCCAGCAGAGTGTGCTACCACAGTAGTTCCAAACTGTCCTCGACCATGTTTTACTACTGGTCCATTCTGTAGGCTAACAACTCCAGTAGGTTGCTCAAAATATTTTGGCTCTGAGTAAATTCTTACAAGTCCCGTCGGATATATTTTTCCATTAAATGGCAACTTAGAAAAATAGTCTTGATACTCTTCTATTGATGTTATCCAAACATTTCCATAACCGCTGACATTAAATTGAACTGCGTCATACTTTATAATTTCTCCACTAGAGTAGAAGTATCCATTATATCTTGTGATCCAGTATACAGATTCTCCTAGACTAAATGTGTTATTTATTACGATACCATTTTTTACTTCTGGTACATCCACTGTTAAGTTGGAGTTTAATGGTATTGCGCTAAGAACATAAGCAGACTGATCATTTACTTCGTTGTTAATTGATCTTGTATTTTGTGTTCCAGCAACTTCCCAAAGCAATGCAGGCTTATAAGCATACAATCTTTCATCATCTAAAAGACTAGCCTGTCTGATAGATCCAACAGATCTTTGTATGTGTCTTGCTGTATAGTTAATTGTTCCACCATTGTATACGTTATTTGACTGTGAGGAAACCTCAATAACATTTGCTATCTTATTACTATTAGTATGTTTATTTTTAATCTCTCTGTCTACAACAAAATCTTTGTACTCATCAAAGAACATCGCAGTTTGTGTAGATACAGCCAAGTCTTGAAGAACTTCTGCTACGCTTTTATCTGGAGCAACAAAGAAATACGGGATTACTATTTCTTTTTCTCCATCAACTCTTTTAAATGTGTAGTTAGAAAACCCAATACTGTCTAATAAAAGACATACAGCAGAACTAACAGATACTTGTGTCATTAATATTTCTGGAGCAGTTGTCGACTCCAAGTACCAATACATGTCTCTTAGTGTCAGAGAAACAGTCTTACCCATAAAATCCTGCTTAGGAAAGGCATCAGAATACAATGTTTTTATTGGAACAAAATAATCCCAGCCATCAACATCAACGATGACTTCATAAAATTTAAATTGAACATGTCTGTTTATATATTTTGATATAATGCTTCCTTTCCCAGTTTCAAAAGAAAAAGCATTGTTTTCATTAAATGCCTGATCATGATCAAATATATTTATGTTTCCATTAGAAGCAATTAATTGGCCTACTGGCAAACCACTTATACCCAGATCTGATGCACTCTTGTTAACTGAGTAGTCTAATGTTTTGTCAGAAATGTTCATAGCAAGTCTTGGAGAAATTTCTATTAGGTCAAAGGTGGAGTCTTTTACATTCATGGCGCTTACGACAATTCTTACCCCAGAAATGAACTCAAACTCTCTATACTGTTCTTTGCCATCTAC